TGAAGAACATTATGTAACTATCCCTGAAGAAAAATATGATGTGCTAGAAAGCATGGTAGAAAAACTAGATGATATGGAGTCCAAACTCAATGAGCAAATTGAGAAGAATGTTTCCCTAACTAAGAGACTTGCTGAGTCTACTGCAGATGGAATCTTCGATACCGTTTCCGAGGGTCTTGCTGACACTCAGAAAGAGAAGCTCGCCTCACTTTCCGAAAGTGTAGAGTTTGAAAGTGAATCAGAATATCGTGAGAAGTTGGAGACTTTGAAGGAATCATATTTCCCTTCAAATGGAAAGTCACCAAGGGCTAAATCAGAGAACTTATCAGAAGGAGTAGATAATGCTGCACCTGCAGACGTATCAAACTCAATGGCTGGATATCTAAACACTCTCCGTGGTTTAGCAAAATAATTGAATTTAATATTATTAATCAAACATAACCTTTTAATTTAACAAGCAAATGTTCCATTCAGAACAACTGCAGGAAAAGTGGGCCCCACTTCTAGATTACGATGGTATTGATCCTATTAAGGATTCACATCGTAGAAGCGTAACCGCAGTCCTGTTAGAAAACCAAGAAAAATTTTTAAGAGAGCAGCAAGCATTTGAAGGTGGTACTTCAATGCTTACTGAGCAACCAACAAACAATACCAACTCTGGTACACATGCAGGTTTCTCTGCTGGTGCTAGTGCATCTGGTCCTGTTGCTGGTTTCGACCCCGTTCTAATCTCATTGATTAGACGTGCAATGCCAAACTTGGTCGCTTATGACCTTGCTGGTGTTCAACCAATGAGTGGTCCTACTGGACTTATCTTCGCAATGCGTTCTCGTTACAAGAACATGGAAGGCGAAGAGACCTTCTACGATGAGGTAAACTCAGCGTTCTCTGGACAGAACAACTCACACAACCTAACTGCTGGATTAACTGACGTTAATGCTGGTATGGGTACAACTGGTCAGACAGGTACTAACCCTGCTGTTCTTAACCCAGTTGGTTCTGGTGGATCTCAAACTGACTATACAACTGGTCAGGGTATGCGTACAGACCACGCTGAAAAGCTTGGCATCGCAACTAATAATGAGTTCAACCAGATGGCATTCTCAATCGAGAAGGTCACTGTTACTGCTAAGTCAAGAGCCCTCAAGGCTGAGTACTCACTAGAGCTTGCTCAGGACTTGAAAGCTATTCATGGTCTTAATGCAGAGGCAGAACTTGCTAACATTCTTAGTACTGAGATACTTGCTGAAATTAACAGAGAAGTTATCAGAACTATCTACAAGACTGCAGAGCAAGGTGCTGTACAAAACGTAGCAACTCCTGGTCAGTTCGACTTAGACATCGACTCAAACGGAAGATGGTCTGTTGAGAAGTTCAAGGGTCTTCTATTCCAAATTGAGCGTGATGCTAACGCTATCGCACAAAGAACTCGTCGTGGAAAGGGTAACATCATCCTTTGTTCTGCTGACGTTGCTTCTGCACTAACAATGGCTGGTGTACTTGACTACACCCCTGCTCTTAACGCTAACCTTAACGTTGATGATACTGGTAATACATTTGCTGGTACATTACAAGGTAAGTACAGAGTATACATCGACCCATATGCTGCTAACTTAGTTGGTGCTGGCGGTCCTCAAGGTGGTAATCAGTACTACGTTGTTGGTTATAAGGGTTCATCTCCTTATGATGCAGGTCTATTCTACTGCCCATATGTTCCACTACAGATGGTTCGTGCAGTTGGAGAAAACACCTTCCAGCCAAAAATCGGATTTAAGACAAGATATGGTCTTGTTGCTAACCCATTTGCAGAAGGTCTTACTCAAGGACTTGGTGCTCTTAACGTTAATGCTAACCGCTACTACAGACGTGTTGCTGTTAAGAACCTTATGTAAGCGAGACGCTTATATTCTTACAAAGACTCTGCTTCGGCAGGGTCTTTTTTTTGTGCTATAATAAATACTAAGATGATAATACCTCTAATCCCATCTGAAGATCCTCTACTACATCATAAGATCAAAGGATGTAGTTATAATTTAGATCGTTCAAAATTAGTATACACCTTGCATGAAAATATGTTTCATTATAATGGTGTGGGATTATCTGCTAATCAATTAGGTATAAAAGAAAGAGTATTTGTAATGATTTCAAATATGGAATCACAAGATACGATTACTTGCTTCAACCCTAAGATTATAAAAGAATCTAAAGAGGTAGTAACAATGGAAGAAGGATGTCTTTCTTATCCAGAGTTATTTTTAGATATACCTAGACCTAGTTCAGTTGTGATAAAATATGAGGATGAACAGAAACAGTCTCATAAAATTAAACTAACTGGATTTATTGCTAGAATATTCCAACATGAATATGACCACATGGAAGGAATTGATTTCACACAAAGGTCTATAAATAGAAATAGTTAAAATCTATCGAAGAAAAATGCCTTATCACATTAAAAAACCAGGTGTTTTGGTTTCAGGGGATGTATATTGGAAGTCTCCATCCACATGGACTCAAACATATGCTGATAGAACTCAACTAACCAATAAAACCAATGCTGACAATATGGTCAAGCAAACTGGTAAAGAAGGTAAGAATGGTGGGTTCATAGGTGCAACTGTAGTTACTGAATAATGCCTAAGAGAAAACCACCTGCTGAAAGACCAGGAACTCCTATTGATAATCGAAACTTTCTCTCACCAGTTGGGTTTAAGTTTGGATTGAAGAGAGCTCCTGGTGTTGCGTTCTTTTGCAATCAAGCAAACATACCATCATTAGATCTAGGAATTGCTGTGCAACCATCATATCTAAAAGATATTGATGTGCCTGGTGATAAGATTGAGTTTGGAGATCTTAATTTAAGATTTCTTGTTGATGAAGATCTAGTGAACTATATGGAGTTGCAGAATTGGATTAGGGGTCTTGGTTTTCCAGACAGTCTGAAAGAATTTGATGAATTGGAAAAGGAATCAATTCTTGGAATGCAAAAGTTTGGACAAGAAGGAGATAATATCTATTCTGATGGAACCCTTCAGATATTAAGTAGTAATCTAGTTCCAAAATTTCAGGTGGTATTCAATGACATGTTCCCTTATAGTCTTTCAACTGTATCTTTCGATGCAACTGATACAGATATCGAGTACTTTACAGCAGACGTAGCTTTCAAGTATACTATATACAACCTTACTGATTTAGAAAATAACATTTTATGAACATTGATCTTGAGAAACTTCAAGAGATGTGGGAAAAAGATTCAAAAATAGATCCAGACGAACTCCATACAGAGTCGTTAAATATCCCCTCTCTTCATGCGAAGTATTTTGAATTATATAATACAATTTATTTGTTAAGAAAGAAAGCAGAACAACAAAGAAAAAATATCCGTCATGAACGGTATGAGTATTTTAGTGGGAAAGCAGACCCAGAAGTATATGTTAAGAATCCTTTTGGTAAAAAGATAAGAGATAAAGATACAATGACCAAGTATCTTGATGCAGATGAAAAACTTTCTAATTCATCTCTCAAGATAGATTACTATGATACAATGTTGGTATACTTAGAGAGTATTCTTAAGATGATACAGAATAGAACGTATCAAGTTAAGAATGCAATAGAGTTTATGCGATTTAATTCTGGACTAGGTTAGGGCTTGACATAACTTCATAAATAACCTTAGATGCATGGACTAGGTGATTGATACATCAGCTAACGTCGTTATATCTAAGTCTAACGAAGTATTTTTAAAAATTGATTCGGAACCTCATATTGAGTATGAGTTAAGAGACCACTTTACCTTTGAGGTAGAGGGTGCAAAGTTTATGCCACAATATCGGAATAGGAATTGGAATGGAGAGATCCACCTATTCGATATGAGAACAAAGAAGATATATGTAGGACTGTTAGATAAGATTATTGCATTCTGCGAAAGACACGATTATACATATAAGTTCGCAGATAATGAATACTATGGTACTCCCTTTGAAGTAAATGAGGGAATATCATATGCAGGTGTTAAGGATTATATGAGTTCCATATGCTCTCATGCTCCAAGGAAATATCAAGTAGAGGGAGTATACGATGCTCTAAGGCATAACCGAAAGCTATTGATATCACCAACTGCTTCAGGCAAATCGTTGATGATTTATTCTCTTGTAAGATATTACGTTGATAAAGGGCAAAAAATTCTCTTAGTTGTTCCAACGACATCTTTAGTAGAACAGATGTATAAGGATTTTTTAGATTACGGATGGGATGCTGAGTCATTTTGCCACAAGATATATGCAGGTAAAGAAAAAATAAACGAGTTTCCAGTTACAATTACAACTTGGCAATCAGTATATAAACTAGAGCGTTCATTTTTTGAAGATTATAATGTAGTTATAGGAGATGAAGCACACCTATTCAAGTCGAAGTCTTTAGTATCTATAATGACTAAACTTCATCATGCCAAGTATAGATTTGGTTTTACTGGTACATTAGACGGCACACAGACTCATAAATGGGTCTTAGAGGGTTTATTTGGTCCATCATACAAAGTAACAAAAACTGATGAACTAATGAGACAAGGGCATCTTTCTCAATTAGATATTCAATGTTTAGTTCTTAAACACTCCCCACAAAAGTTTGATACCTATCAAGATGAAATTGAATACTTAATTAGTCATGAGCAAAGAAATAACTTTATTAAAAATCTAGCAATTGATCTTAAAGGAAATACCTTAATACTCTATAGTAGAGTAGAAACACATGGTCAAGTCCTTTATGAAATGATAAATAAAAGTAAGCAAGATAATCGGAAACTGTTTTTTGTCCACGGTGGTGTAGACGCTAAAGAAAGAGAGGATGTAAGAGAGATTACTGAGAAAGAAAACAACGCTATCATCGTTGCCTCCTATGGAACTTTTTCTACAGGTATTAATATTAAGAGTCTCCATAACGTTATCTTTGCCTCACCCTCGAAGTCGAGAATCAGAAATCTGCAATCAATTGGACGAGTTCTTAGAAAAGGAGCAAACAAAATAAAAGCAATCCTATATGATATCGCTGATGATTGCACTAAGAACTCTAAGAGAAATTACACATTAAATCATTTTATCGAAAGAATTAAAATCTACAACGAAGAAAATTTTAATTATGAAATAATCACTATAAAATTAAAGAAGGAATAAATCTCATGGGAATAGAAGACGATTTTTATGCAACAGTTAAACTAACATCAGGTGAAGAGATTTTCGCCAAAATCGCTGCGTCTGAAGAAGATAATAGAACAATGCTAATCGTTCAAAGTCCAATAATTATATCTGAAATCAAAGGAAAGGTTGGTGTTATTGGATATAAAGTAGAACCTTGGCTTAAGACTACAAGAGAAGATATGTTTATAATTAACTTAGATAATGTTCTTACACTATCAGAATCTCAAGATCTCGATATGATTACCATGTATCAAAATTATCTTAGAGATGATATTAGAGATAAAAAAAATGAATCTAAGATGAATAGAAAAATGGGATATCTAGGTAATATACACGATACAAAAATACTTTTAGAAAAAATATTTAAAAATCCTTCTAATAACCAATAGCTATAGCGTTCTCTTCAACCCTAACAGAGTTATTCTATTGGTATAATAAGAACTTGTCAAGTCTGCTAATAAATGTTATACTATCTACATAGTAGTGATAAAGACTCATGGCAATGATAAAACTATGGCTAAAAGAAAAAGGTCGGAGCACTATGTCAATAATAAAGAGTTTCTTGCTGCTCTTATCAGATATCAAGAAGATATAGAAATAGCACGACTGCAGGATAAAACTAAACCTGTTATACCAAGATACATTGGAGAGTGTTTTTTAAAGATCGCAAATCATTTATCATTCAAACCAAACTTTGTTAACTACATGTTCAAGGAGGATATGATTTCCGATGGTATAGAAAATTGTGTACAGTATATACATAACTTTAATCCAGAGAAATCTAAGAATCCTTTTGCATATTTTACACAGATTATACATTATGCATTTCTCCGTAGAATACAAAGAGAGAAACGTCAGTTAGAGATCAAGAATAAGATTATTGAAAAGTCTGGTTACAATGAAGTGTTTGATGATAGTAATAAGATTGACGGAGATAAGTATTCAGACTATAATTCAATCAAAGATGCAGTTCATGCCAAGTTACGTAACTGATGAAGATTGCCATCATAACTGACCAGCATTTTGGGGCAAGAAAAAACTCTAAACTTTTTCACGATTATTTCCTCAAATTTTATAATGATATCTTCTTTCCTACTTTAGAGAAGGAAGGTATCACCACGGTTATTGATATGGGAGATACATTCGATATCCGTAAGAGTATTGATTTTTCCGCATTGCAGTGGGCAAAGGATAATTATTTTGATAGATTGGAGAATATGGGAATTACTCTCCATAGTATTGTAGGTAATCATACAGCATATTATAAAAATACAAATGAGGTAAATGCAGTAGATCTCTTATTGAGAGAGTATGATAATGTAAAGACATATTCAGAAGTGACATCTATAGAGGTAGGTGGTTGTAATGTTCTTCTTGTCCCTTGGATTAATAAGGAGAATGAAAAGATGAGTATTGGATTGATTAATAAGTCACAAGCACCTGTTTGTATGGGACATCTTGAGTTGAATGGATTTAGAGCAACTCCAGGTCATATGATGGAACATGGAATGCAATGGGATGTATTTAAGAAGTTTAAAAAGACATACTCTGGACATTATCATTGTAGATCAAATCAAGATAATATTTACTACTTGGGTAATCCATATGAGATGTTTTGGAATGATGTAGATGATGTTAATAGAGGATTTCATTTATTTGATACAGAGACACTAGAGCATACCCCTGTCAATAATCCATATAGAATACATCACATTGTTTACTATAGTGATACAGACTATCAATTATTTGATGCAAGGCAGTTAGAGAATAAAATTGTAAAAGTAGTAGTTCGTAACAAATCAGATACTAAGAAATTTGAAAAATTTATCGATAAGTTGTATAATGCTAATGTTGCTGAACTTAAAATTGTAGAAAACTTCATGCTTCAAGAGGCTGAAGATTTTGAAGCATTTGAATCTGAGGATACTCTCTCTATACTTAATAGGTATATTGAGGATTCTGAGATTAATCTTGATAAATCAATCATTCAAAGAATGATACAGGAGGTTTATCAGGAAGCATGTGAGATGATTTAATGTTTATTCTAACTGTTAAGGGTAGAGAAAAGGAAGGTGCATATTCTGTAATCGATGAAGATGGAGATCAAGTTCTTTATCTTTTTGAAGAAGAGGATGATGCTATTCGATTTGCTTTATTATTAGAAGAAGAAGGGCATTTAGAAATGCATGTTCTTGAAGTTGAAGATGAAATAATGTTGAAGACTTGTCAAACGCATGGTTATAACTATAGTGTTATTACTTCTGCTGATGTTGTTATTCCTCCTCCTATGAGAAATGATATTATTTGAAACGATACGTTGGAAAAATTTCCTAAGTACTGGAAATCAATTTAGCGAAATACAATTTAATAAGCATGGATCTACTTTGATTACAGGTAGTAACGGTGCAGGTAAGAGTACTGTATTGGATGCTCTTACTTTTGGTTTGTTTGGTAAACCTTTTCGCAAGATTAATAAAGCACAACTTATCAATAGTGTTAATGAAAAGGATGCAAAGGTAGAAGTTGAGTTTAGTATTTCATCAACTCAATGGAAAGTAGTAAGATGTATTAAACCAAATGTATTTGAGATTCATCGTGATGGTAAATGCTTAGATCAATTTGCTAATGCTAATGACCAACAAAAGTGGTTAGAGCAAAATGTTCTAAAGATGAATTATAAATCTTTCACACAGATTGTCATTCTAGGATCTACTAATTTTGTTCCTTTTATGCAACTGACCAATACTCATCGTAGAGAAGTAATTGAAGATCTTTTAGATATTAAGATATTCACTTCAATGAATAATGTTATTAAGGAAAAGATTCGTTCCGTTAAAGAAGAGGTAAACGTTCTTACTCTTAAAAAAGAATCTCTTAATGATAAAGTTGCTATGCAAAATAAGTTTATTGAAGAGATAGAAAATAGAAATAAAGAAAGTATTGTAGATAATAAGAGAAAAATTGATTCTTTGTTTGGAGAAGCAGATAATTATGTTAAAGAAAATGAAGAGTTGGAAAATAATGTATTTGATTTAACAAAAGAGTTGGAAAGTGTATCGGGTGCTACTGATAAACTCCGTAAGTTAGGAAATCTGAAAGGAAAAATATCTCAGAAAGTATCAACCATTACTAAGGAGCATAAGTTCTTCACAGAGCATACGGTTTGTCCTACATGTACTCAGGAAATCGAAGAGGATTTTAGAATAAATAAAATTAACGATGCTCAAACTAAAGCTAAGGAGTTGCAATCTGGTTATAACGAACTGGAAGAAGCAATTAAAAACGAAGAAGAGCGAGAGCATCAATTCACTAAACTAACAAAGGAGGTTACTTCATTAACGCATGGCATTTCTAAAAACAATACTCGAATTTCTGGGTGTCAACGACAAATCAGAGATCTGGAATCGGAAGTTCAAACAATTACCGAACAACTTGCAGATAGAAATACTGAGCATGAGAAGTTAGCAACTTTTAAAGAGAATTTAAAAACCACCTATGATGAGTTATCTTCTAGAAAAGATAAGGTAAATTATTATAATTTTTCCTATGGATTACTCAAGGATGGTGGAGTAAAGACAAAGATAATTAAAAAGTATCTTCCGTTGATCAATCAGCAGGTAAACAGATATCTGCAGATCATGGATTTTTATACCAATTTTACATTGGATGAGGAGTTTAATGAAACGATTCAGTCTCCTATCCATGAGGACTTTTCCTATGCTTCTTTCTCTGAAGGAGAGAAGATGAGAATTGATCTAGCACTCTTGTTTACTTGGAGAGAGGTTGCTAGAATGAAGAACTCTGTTAATACTAATCTATTAATCTTGGATGAAATATTTGACAGTTCACTGGATGAGATGGGAACCGAATACTTTACCAAGATTATCCGTTTTGTGATTCAAGATGCCAATGTATTTGTCATTTCACATAAAACAGGAATGGAGGATAAGTTTGAAAGTCACGTCAAGTTTGAAAAAGTAAAAGCATTTAGTAGGATTGCACCATGACAAGAATATTAGTTACTGGACATAAAGGATTCATTGGAAGTTATGTTTTTGATTATCTAAGACATGAGATGAATTATGGTTATCTTGTTGATGGACTTGATTTTCCTGATGATATAGGCAACTTCAAAGGACCAGAGGGTATGTTTGCAGAGCATTATGATTTTGTAATTCATCTTGCTGCATTTGCTGCTCTTAGGGATAGTATTGAAAACCCAGAGAAGTTCTGGGAAAATAATGTAGAGAAGTCGAAACCTATATTTGATTACTGTAGGAAAAATAATGTCAGGTTACTCTATGCTAGTTCTGCTGGTGCTCATGGTTGGTGGATGAATCCTTATGCTATTACTAAGAAGGTTAATGAAGTTCAAGCACCTCCTAACAGCGTAGGAATGCGTTTCTTTAACGTATGGGCAGAAGAAGGTAGTAGAACCGATATGCTGTATAGAATGCTTCAAGACGACACTGCCAAGTACCTTACAAGGCATAAGAGAGATTGGATACATGTAGCAGATGTGGCAAGAGCAATTACTTATATAATGCACAGCGAATATCTTGGTTCTATTGATGTGGGGACAGGTGAGGAAACATCTGTTCTAGAACTAGCAAAAGCAATGGGTAAGGGGAATCTGCCTATTAAGGAGGATACACCAGGTGAACCAGACAGTTTATGTGCTGACACAACTGCCTTGCGTAAATTGGGATGGTTCCCTACAATAAATATTATGGATACCGTGAAAGAACAATGTCTGAAGAAAAGTGCGTCCAAGTAGGAAGTAATCCAGCAGTTTTAAATGAACCTGATGGTCAGGACAAGTATACAGTTTGTCATGGTATGTCCACTAGTGACTTAGAATCATGGGGTGAGAAGGATGAAAGTACCTAACTGGCAGCATCATTCCAAAAAGGAAAAGAAACGCCACCTTAAACCACAGGCACTACGATCTGCCAGAGAAAGACGCAGACAGTTGATAAAGTGTCTACTACCTCCTAACAAGGGGGTTTTTTCATGTAATATAGGTATATAAGACGAACACACCTGATGGCAGTAAAGAAAGAAATCAAGTCACATCTTGCTCGACTCTTGGCAACAGAGGATCTAATTGTAGAGCATAAGGATGTTGAAACCGCCCAGTTCAATGTTCATACTAGAGAATTGCTTTTACCTCTTTGGGATCAAGCAAGTGAGTATGTATATGATATGTTAGTATCGCATGAGGTAGGACATGCTTTGTTCACTCCTGATCAAGATCCCCCAAAGGACATTCCTCATGATTTTTTGAACGTATGTGAGGACGCTAGAATTGAGAAGTTGATGAAGAGAAAGTATTTGGGAATTGCCAAATCCTTCTATAGGGGATATAATGATATGCATGAAAGTGATTTCTTTGAAGTAGATGGTCAAGATATTGCTAGTTTTAATCTTGCTGATCGGGCTAATCTATATTTTAAGATTGGGTCGTTCATTACTATTCCTTTTTCAGATGCTGAAAAGGAGATTATCAATTTAATTTCAAATGCCGAAACGTTTACAGACACCATATCCGCAGCAGAAGCGTTATATAATTTCTGCAAGCAAGACCACCAAGACGAAGAACAAGTTTCTGAAGCAACTGAAGGAGTTCAATCAGAGATTTCTCCAGAGTCCGATGGAAACGATAGTGTACCTTCTGGGGATAGTGACACTGATAGCATTGACGATACTGGTTCTTCCATTTCTGACTCTGATAGCGATGATTCTTTGGAAGGTAGGGACAGTGATTTTAATCCTGGCTCTAGGGGCGGCGATATTAGCGATTCTTTAGAACCTCAAGTACAAACAGCAGATACATTAGCATCTAAACTAAAGGATCTGATTACTAAAGGAGCAGCAGAGAATGTTTATGTAGAAATCACTGATGTGAATGTGGATAAAATTATTGCTTCTAATTCAGATATTCATAATTATGTAAATGATTATTGGAGACAGTGTGTAGAGAGAAGAGAGCAATATGCAAGAGAAAATAAGTTTACCGCTAATGTAAATATTTTTGAAGAAGTTGATGGTGACTACGAAAAGTTTAAGAATGATGCAAAGAAAGAAGTTTCATATCTTGTAAAAGAGTTTGAGTGTAAGAAATCTGCTAATGCGTATTCTCGTGCTGCTACAAGTCGTACTGGTATCCTTGATACAAGAAATCTTCATAGTTACAAGTATAACGAAGATCTTTTTAAGAGAGTAACATTACTTCCTGATGGTAAGAATCATGGATTGATTTTTATCCTAGATTGGTCAGGATCAATGTGTTATGAAATGAAAGATACAATCAAGCAACTTTACAATCTAGTATGGTTCTGTAAGAAAGTTCAGATTCCTTTTGAGGTTTATGCTTTTACGAATGAGTGGAGAAGAGCACAAGAGGATTTTGATTATAGTTCAAAATCTAATCCATGCTATGAGGAGAAAGAGTATGTATTTCGTGTAGAGGATGACTTTACTTTGATGAATATACTTACTAGTAAGGTCAATGGCAAAGAATTAGAAAGTCAGTTAAAAAATATTTGGAGAACTGTTTCTGCTTTCGGTGGAGGTGGTTTTGGATTTAATTATCCACCAGCATTGTCTTTATCAGGCACACCATTGAATGAAACGATAATCGCTCTCCATAAGATCATTCCTCAATTCCAAAAGGAAAATGATTTGCAAAAAGTTCAGTGTATTATCTTGACTGATGGTGAAGCAAACTCTATTCCTTATCATTCTGAAGTACATCGTTCATGGGAAGATGAACCACGTATGGGAATGAGATCCATTAACTCCCATACTTGTTCTTTAAGAGATCGTAAACTTGGTAAAAACTATAGTTTTGGTTATGGTTGGTGGGAATTTACTGATACTTTACTTAAAAATTTAAAGGATAAGTTTGATTATTTAAATCTTATTGGTATCAGAGTTCTTAGTACTCGTGATGCAAAAAGTTTTATTAGCAGGTATCACCGTTATGATAAAGAGTATGATATAATAATCAAAGATTGGAGAAAACTTAAAACATTCACTATTAAGAATAGTGGGTATGATGCATACTTTGGTTTGTCATCAAGTGTTCTCTCTGAGGATTCTGAGTTTGATGTGGATGATTCTGCAACAAAAGCACAAATCAAAAGAGCATTTGTAAAATCTCTTAAGACTAAGAAACTTAATAAAAAAGTTCTTGGTGAGTTTATTTCTCTCGTGGTGTAACCTATGGCAATTTATGATGATGTAAAGATCTCTATCAACCTTAATGAGTTGGTAGAGATCAGAGCGAAACTTATTTCTCAGTATGATGATTACTCAGACAAAGTAGTTAAAGGTGAGTACTTAGATGGGGGTGATATTGATCG